CTTCTGCCCAGCGTGTATCAGGCCGCCAGACTACCCCGGATGCAAATAAATCCGCAATAGAATTAACTCGGGCAATCTTATCCTGCCCTTTATACGGCGTGTATTCTGATAAAGGGATGCCCATTCTTCTTAATTCATATACCAGAGGCGCACCTGCTGCCCGCTTCTCAATAATTAACGTGTCTGGATTCCACTCTTTCCAAAGCTCAAACGCTTTCTTTTTTAACTCCGGGAATTCCAAACGATCCTTAACGGCGTCTAACAAGATAATGTTTGGCTGAGTTATCCCTTTCTCATTGACATGCTGGAATACTCCCCAGGTCGTACAAGCGGAATAGTCTGCCCTGTTAGATTTTTCAAACGCCGTATCCCAACTCTGAATCAAATACTCACAGTGCGGCGGATCTTCGTCTTCCCACAGACGCCACTGATCCCGCTTAACAATCGCACCTTCTTCTGACGTTGGATTCTGCTGATACTGAGCCTCCCACTTACTTACCGGGATCTCAGCTTTAATCGCTTCTAACTCTTCCTTCTTCCAAAACCCGGGCCACAACGGCGTTCCACTAGGAAGAATCGCCGGGAACTCAATGACTTCCCAGTCATCCGTTCCGTCTTTACTAGAGTTCTTAAGAATCTGCCCGGTTAAATCTCTCTTAGCCCACCGGGTCATAACGATGATGATCGCCCCGCCCGGCTGCAACCTCTGCCTTGGACCAGATGTATACCACTCGTATACGTTGTCATACACCGCAGGATTGTTCTGCTTAGCCTCCTGTTCAGAATGCGGATCATCAATAATTAAGATATCCGCACCCTTTCCAGTAACAGCTCCACCAACCCCGATAGCAAAGTAATCACCACCCTGTTTGGTATTCCATCTACCTGCCGCTTTGGAATCACTGGATAACTCTGTACTAAAGACCTTCTTATAAGGGTCACTCTGTACCAAGTTCCGGACTTTCCTACCAAAACCTACTGCCAACTCAGCAGTGTGAGCGGTCTGGATAATCTTCTTCTCAGGAAACTTTCCTAGAAACCAAGCAGGCAAAAGATAACTAGCAAACTCTGACTTGGTATGCCGGGGAGGCATGTTGATAATCAACCTCTTTAACTCCCCTTTGGCAACCCTCTCAAAAGCATCTGCCATGATCTTGTGATGCTTACCAGATATAAATACCGGCCACATCTGCTGTACAAAGAACAAATAAGACTCTTTGCACCTCTCAACTCTATCCAACTCTAATAACTGAAGAATCTTCTTCCGCTGTACCGCAGGCACCTTATCTACTACAGATAGGTACTCTGCCACTTCTGTCTGAGTTAACAGGCTCACAGCTTACTAATCTCTTTCACAGACCTGTCTACCACCCGGATAGACAAATACTTCCTCGGTTTAGTCTCTAACAAGCCCTCTTCCTTCAACCTCTTAACTATCCGGTGCATGTTAGACCTAGACCTCATCCCCAAACCCTTCGCTAATATCTCGTAAGAAGGCGGAGCATTGTTCAACTTGATGTACGCCTTAATAAAACGTAACACCAAATCCCAGCGCTCCGTCATCTTCGCCTTCGGCCTAGCCATGCTTCTCCAGAATCGCCTGCTGCGCCTCTGCCACCCATTTCATCGTCACCGATAACAACTCCGCCGCACGAATGTCGTTCTTCTTCAACAACTCCGCCTGCGTCATCTTTAAACACTTCTGCGCCATCAACAGCGGATACGCGTAATCCTTCACTTCTTCCATGTATGCTCCTTGTTCGCACTAATGTTTCGGAAAATTTATATACCCCCCGGGGGGGGTGGCGATTGGAAACGATAGGGGGGGTGTCCGGGGTGGTGTTGATGGGGAGATGATGGGGAGAGTGGATTAGAGCGTAACCAGCAGACGGGTGGTCGGTCGCGCATTAGGGGGGATGCCAGTAGGGTGGGTCTCCCGCTCAGCCCTCCCGTTTCCCGCCGACCAGCTTTAAATGCGCGTTTAACTCTCGCCTCAGTTGCTCAGCCGTGACTGGTTGCTCTGGTGCTTGTTGCTGGGCTTGCCACATTCCGGCGTGGCGTCCGAGTAACTCTAAGGCCTTGAGGCGGGATCCTTCTTGCTTGCCAGCTTTGCTCAGCGCTACCAGTGATCGCATGACATACCGTTTGGTCGCCTGTAGATCATCCGCCAGCGCTTCCGTTGTCTCTCCCCAGCCGTCCGCAATCATCTTCTGGATGCGTGGATCCCTTGCCAGCTTGTGTGCGGCAGCCGATATTGTGGCGTCCGATCCCTTCGCTTCCGGGTATGCTTCCCGATACGCCTGTCTCCTGGGTTTCCCTTCTATCACTCCCTGGGCGAACGCTATCTGCTGGCTTGTTAGCGGTCTTGCTGGTTTGCTTTGTAACCCTATTACCTTTCCGTCTGATCTCTCTCTTGGTTTATCTGCCAGTGCTGCTAACCGTTCGGCTTCGCCTTGATCCAGGCCCAGGGCAGACAGCCTCTCCGATAGCAGACTTTCATCCGCCTCACCTTCCGCTTCGTCTCCCGCTTCATCCAATAGCTTTCGGTAATCGTCCGCACTCATTCGATTAACCATATCATTTCCCTATCAATCCCTGACGCTTAATAGCACCTGTTCGCACTTATACACCCTTCCCGGCCCCGCTGCAACTTGTCCACAACTTACCCCCCGGTTATCAACAACCGTTTGTTAGCAACCTGTGGACAACTTTTTTCTGTGGACAACCTGTGCATAAACCTGTGGATAACCCCAAAATACTGTATAAACCATCAGCCTCTAAAACCGATTAAAACGCGTTTTGAGCCGTTTTTTCTCCGGATGGTATCTACCCCTTACCCCCTCAAAAATAATCGATTCTAGCGGGTTTCGCACTTTTCGACACTCCTCTGGCATGCGCTTTGCTACGCGCGTACCCGCGATAAATCTATCTAGCAGACCCCCGCTCCCAGGTAGCACTTGCACTATCCCTGGTCGCCTAACTTGCACTATCGCGTTAAACCTGCTGTAATTCGGTTGCGGTGCTTTTGCCGCGACAACCCCTATCGGAGACTCAAACGATGTACGCAACCCGTGAAGCATGGTTACAAGACGCAGCCGGCGAACTGTCCCCGCTCATCGAAGCGGCATCCGGTCATACTCTCCCCGCAAACCTGCGCGTCGCTTGCGGATTCCCTTCGACCTTCCGCCGATCCGGTGCACTGGGCGAAACCTTCCAGGCGAAAGACTCGGCAGACGGTGCGACGGAGATTCTGATTTCACCGACTCTCAGCAAACCCGCTGAGGTTTTGGCAGTGCTGATTCGGCAGCTAATGCTGACTGTTGCGCACGGGAACGCCGGTCACCTCAGTGCCTGTTGCGCCGCCGCCGGCATCATCCCTGGCAAACCCAACACCGTGCCGGCACTGCTGATCGCCGCGCAGAGTGCAGTCGATTCAATCGCTCAAGCGCTCGGCGAATACCCGCATGCTGAACTGTCCCTGGCAGACCGCCCGAAAGCCCCGACCCGCTTGCTAAAGGGTTTATGCCCTTCCTGCGGTTACACAATCCGACTCTCCGCGAAATGGGCAAAACAAGGCATGCCGACTTGCCCCTGCGGCGATCTTTTGAACCTCGACAACACCCCGGAGGCTTAATCATGGTCAGCATGCAAACCCCGATTGCCAGTGTTCAAGCCGCATGGAACGCCCAGTTTCCGGGTCAACCTTTCCCGGGCAAGGTCGCAGCAGTAGCAGCGCTCTCGCAACCCGCGAAACAGGCAGCACCCGCCGCCCCGCAAAACCGGGTGTTGACAACCGACGAATTACGCCTCGCTCAGATAGGCGACAAATTAAACGGGCAGCAATCAGTGATTGAAACAATCACCGACAGCGTAATTTCGCTCCGCTCCGGGATTGCGGATTTAAACGGAATCGTTACCCGCCTGGATGACCGTGTTACGGGCGAAGTGCAGGGAATCGCGGGGCAGGTTGCGAGTATTGCCGCGACCGTCAACAGCCTGGAAACAGCAACACGCCAGCGGACCATCGACCCGCAGACCGTGACCGCCCAGGTTGCCGCAGCGGTGCGCGATGCGTTCGCCCCCTTCCGCGCGGAGGTTGAGGCAGCAGGAAAGGTTGAGCAGGTTCGGACAGTGGCGGATGCTCTCCCCCTGTCTTATTCCGACCCCGTGACAGTGTTCGGTGTCCCCGTGACCGACCGGAAGGGCAACCCGCTCACCGTCTATCAGTACGCTCACCCCGATGCTGAATCGATTGACCCTGTATTCATCTGGCAATCATCAATCCTGCGCCACCTGTTGCACTCCCAGGTGACCGGCGAGAATGTCTGGCTGGGAGGCGAAAAGGGAACCGGAAAATCAGAAACAGTGCGACAGTTTGCCGCTCGCACGGGCAGAAAATACGTCCGGATCAACTTTCACAAGTATTCGACCGCTGAGGAGATTATCGGGGCGACTGGTTTAAACAACGGCGCAACGGAATTTCAACCTGGGCCTTTTCTCCGGGCATTCACAACCCCCGGCTGCGTGATTCTGCTCGACGAACCGACCAATGCCGACCCGGGTGAATTGGCGATCCTGAACGGTCTGCTCGAACCGTTCGCCGCCGTGACCATTGGCGGATCAGTCTGGCGACGCGCCCCCGGGGTGCTGGTGTTCGCCGCTGATAACACGTTGACCAATGGCGACGCCTCGGGCAGATACGCCGGAACCCGCCAGATGAATTCCGCATTCGCTGATCGGTTCGCCAGAATTGTCGCGTTCGACTTCCTGCCGCGCAGTGTTGAGGTTCAAGTAATCACCCAGCACACGGGCTGCCGCCCGGAACTTGCAGACCATATTCTCGACGCTGTTGGAATGGCACGGGCCAAAGTGACAACGGGCGACATTATCGACGCCCCCTCGCTCCGCTCTGTCATTGCGTTCGTTCGAGCGCTCGACATCATGGACACCCGCGACGCCTGGAATTGCACCATTGCCGCCAGACAGCCCCAGGAATCAGCGCTTGCCCTGCAAGGGGTGTTCGAGGCTTGCATCAACCCCAACACCATCGACACTTTGCTGTGAGGTTTAAACCATGAATCCCAATATTCTGCTGAACCGCCCCGCGATCCGGGGCAACGAATTGCGGAACGGAATTGAAGCGTTCGCGCACCATGTCTGCTCGGGGCTTAAGCTGCACCAGATCGCCGTCGAATGGCATCCCGGGGTTTCGACCGCTGCAATCAACCGGCACGGGCGAATTTTCTTGTCCGCAGTGCGGGACGATGCGCTGATCAGGCGCGCGGATGTTCTGAAATATCTCGGCTTTGTAGTGCATGAACTATTGCACCGGAGGTTTACAGATTTTTCCGTACAGCCGGACTATACCGATCCGCCTGATTTGGCGATCTATCACAATGCAATCGAGGATGCCTGGATCGAGCGCCGCGCGATTAAATCCGGGCTGTTGGGAAACATTGAATCCCTGCTGCACGGTTTGCTGCGCGGCATGACCGACAAAGCACTGGCGGAAGTGCCAGACTGGGCCGAGCCGAGCGTTTACCCGTTCGCCCTGGCAGTGACTTGCCGCGCGTATCCTGGAATCACTGTCCCCCTCGCCGTTGGGCTTGCGCCGATATTCTCGGAGGCATCCCGCCGGATTGACGCTTGCACCAACAGCGCCGACACCCTGGCTGTCGCACGTTGGGTGCTTGATCAGTTGCAGAACCTGCCCCAGCAACCCGAACAACAGCAACCCGACAACAACCCCGCGCCAAGTGACAGCGCGAACCAGGACGCGAACCAGGACGCCGGGAACGGTGCTGGCAAGGAATCCAAGCAGGACGCCGCACAGGGAACCGACCAGCAAACCGACAAGCCCGGGCAACAAGCCGGCAAACCCGGGCAACAGGGTAGCGGCGCGCCAGGATCGCAGCCCGGACCCGCTAAACCAGCAACGGGCAGAGACGGAGCGCGCGAGGTTGAGCCGCAGATCGACGCGCCTAAAGACGCCGGTGCTAGCGGAACATTCAGCCGCAAGGCATCAATCCGCCCCCCGGGTGCGCACCTGATCCCCGTGCTGAAGCAGGACATTCAACCAGTTACCGCACCCAAGCTTGAGCTTGAGGTTCGCAAACTGTTCGAGGATTCGGCGCAAACCCTGTTCACGCAAAACCGCAAAGCCGGTTCGATCAATGTCTCAGCGCTCGGAAGGTTCGGCACAACGGATCGCCTGTTTAAACAGCGACGCGACATTGAAGGGATCGATTCAGCAGTGGTGATCCTGCTGGATATCAGCGGGTCAATGTTCCACCGTCCGCGCCGCATTCGCTC